TTCTCTGATCTGCGTGACGCACTGCACGATACGGAACTGCTGGCGGCACACGACATGATCTGCGTGGACTCGTTGACGGTAGCCGAAGAACTGTGCGTGAAGCATGTGCTGGAGCATGTACCGAAGAACGACCAAGGTCAGAAGGCAAGCAGCCTAGAAAGCTACGGGTTCGGAAAGGGACTGACGTACGTCTACGAATCGTTCTTGCTGTTGCTGTCGGACCTAGATGCGTTACATCGTGCGGGAAAGACGGTCGTGTGTATCTGTCACGACTGCACGGCCAACGTTCCTAATCCGGGTGGAGACGACTGGATACGCTACGAGCCTCGCCTTCAATCTCCGAGTAGTGGCAAGAGCAGCATTCGACTTCGTGTTCGCGAGTGGTGCGACCACATGCTGTACATCGGCTACGACGTGGCTGTTGAGTCAGGCAAGGGGCGGGGCGCAGGGACTCGGTGCTTGTATCCGAACGAGATGCCAACGCACATGGCCAAGAGTCGCGTTTTGAGCCAGCCAATTCCGTACGACAAAGGTAGCTTCGAAGTCTGGAACTTAATGAAAGGGATCTAGCGATGAGTTTTGCGATTGATCGTGAGGGATTATTTCGGGGGACGATCAAGGACTACGTGCTTCGTCAGCATGAGAGTGGTTGCGTCAGCGTGTTCCTCGTCGTTTCGGTGGACGAAGCGTTCAACGGCGTTGCGTGGGAGGACTGGCGACAGTTCGACATGGAGGCGTCCGGCGCAGTGTTTCTCGTGAAGAAAAATGGAACCGCAAACACCAAGGCGATTGAGAGTTTCGTGGATGCGACCGGATGGGACGGAAGTTTTTCTTCCATGCAGAACCGGACGTGGGTTCCGCGTCCGATCCAGTACAACGTTAAGGCTGAGGAATACAACGGCAAGGTTGGTCTGAAGATCGACTACATCAATCCGTACGACCGCACCCGTCAATCCAAGAGTGCCGCCAACGTAGATGCTGCTGGCCTAGACTCCCGGTTCGGGAGTCAGATGCGAGCCATCGCAGCGAATCGAAACCGCAACGGCACGGTGCCGTCTCGCCCAATTCCTCCTCCTCCGGCAGCCGCTTCTCGCCAGCCGGAAGAGGCCACTCCGTTTTAGTTGAACCCCTTGTTGTGCGACTCGTGGTCGCACAGTGCTGGCCGCCTGCTTTCCATATTCGGTGGGCGGCCAGCACATTTCAAATCACATGAACGATGAACCGCTGATTGTCGTGTACCACCTTGGCGACGAGGTCTATGCGTGGAGGTTTCGTCGCAGGCAGGTGAATGAGGTAGTGAGGTCAGCGGTCAAGATGATGAAGGACGAGGAGTTGTCCTTCAGTTCGCGAGACTTGTCGTATCTGGTCCAGATTCTGGATAAGAGATTCAACATTAGCAAGGAGGGCGAAGGTGATTCAGCTTGCAGCGATTGAGTTTGAAAAAGCTCTGATTGCTTGTGCCCTTCTGGCCCCGCCAACGATTGTCCATGCTGACGACGTGGTCAGTCATGAGGACTTTGGAGACACGTCTCTCGGCAGGCTATGGTCACAGATGCGTGTTGGCTATCACGCCGGCGTGCAGATTGGTGACATTGTGGTGCTGCTGGATTACCTGCGAAAGAGCAACGCAGATCCCGAGTTTCTCGCACCGACATTCTGGGCGGAAGTGGCAAAGCTAGGGTTGCCGTCAAACGTGAAATGGTACGGCACGCAAGTGCGGCAGGCATCAATGCTGCGAAGGCTGTACACAACGTGCCATCAGATTGCACACCAGTGCAGCATGCCTCGTGCGGACGCATCCGAACTGATTGAACAGTGTTCTGTTGCGCTCCAGTCCATGCAAACGAACCTATCCAAAAAGACGGTGATGATTGGCGAGGCGTTCGACAAGTTGCTGGACAGCTTGAAGGCAAGAGGTACAGAGAAGGCGAGGGGGTCGTTCACTGGCATCGAACGTTTTGACTCCGCTTGCGGTGCCATGATGCCTGCCGAGTTGGTTGTGTTGGCGGCTCGCCCCGGCATGGGAAAGACAGCGATGGCCATGCAGATCGCACGTCACAACTGCGAGAAGGGTAGACGTGTGATGTACGTGTCGCTGGAGATGAGCGACCTAGAGTTGGCGTCACGCATTCTGTGTGCCGACGCGCGGGTTCCGTCCCAGAAGTTGCGACAGCCTTTTGTATCCAAGGATGACATTGACCGACTGAGTAACTCGTCGGCCAGTCTTCGTAGCCTGCCACTAGAACTGTTCGCTCCACCTACCGCCAGCGTGGATCAGATTAAGGTTATGGCGAAGTCGATTGCCGCCAAGAACGACGACCTACGACTGGTCATCGTGGACTACATCGGCATCGTTCAGCCTGCGGATCGGAGAGAACCGCGCTATGAGCAGGTTGGGCGCATCAGCCGGTCGCTCAAGGAGCTTGCGAGGGAGATTGAGGTTCCTGTACTGGCGCTGTGCCAACTCAACCGCGAGGCGGATAGTGCAAAGCCAAAGCTGTCGTACCTGCGAGACTCTGGGTCGATCGAACAGGACGCAGACGTGGTCATGTTTCTTCATCGCGAAGCCGAGGCAGACCGGGCAAACGTTGGGCTATACGTGGAAAAACATCGGCACGCTGGAACCATGCACCAGGCCCTTCGGTTCATTCCTTCGGAGACACGGTTCGCAGACTTCGTGCAGAAGCGTGAAGAGTTCGACGAGTTCAACGAAAGGTTTTAGCCATGCAGCTAGACGAACTGCTAATTGAGTTTGGAAAAAAGATGAGCGGACAAGTCATTCGCAATCAGAAGGTTGAGTATGCGGAACTCTTGATGGACAACTTTACCGAAGAGAAGGACATCGTTCGGTACTTGTTGATGGTTGTATTTGAGGATGCTGTACGACCGTACAACGAAGACATAAACGAGTATTTAGAACGCATGACCAATGAAAGCCCTTGTCATGCTTTTGCGGTGACTTTGGATCGTGGCCAGCTAGAGCGATGGCTAACCATGCAAGAACAACCGGAATGGATTCTGGAGGACGAGATCGACTTGAGAGTTATCGGTGATGAAGAGTGATAAAGACTTTCGCGAGGCATTAGACAAGTCACAGTATTGCGTACTGGCGGTTGCTGCTTGGATGAAGAGTGGTGGGTGCGATGTGATGATCGCTCCGACCATAGCCACCCCAGACTATGAGTCTCGCTGGCAGTACACAGATGGCGGAGACATTGAGATACGCCATCGCGTCGAAGTAAAGCACCGTGACATTTCGTTCACATGCTCTGACGATTACCCGTACGCGACTGTGATTGTTGATGAGAAGTACAAGATAGACAAGATCCACAGCCGCCAAGTGTGGGGATACATCATATGCAATCGTGACATTACTCACGCCTGCATTATCAAACCCGACAGCCGGGATAAGTGGAAGGCCGAGAAGTTGTGGGACCGAAAGTACCAATCAGACCGTGAGTTCTACGTGTGCCCGAAGAACAACTGCATGTGGTTCAAAATAGGGGAGTGACATGGACGACGCGGTGAACCATCCGAAACACTACACGAATCATCCTAGTGGCGTTGAGTGCATCGAAATAACAGAACACATGAACTTCTGCTTGGGAAATGCAGTCAAGTACCTGTGGCGTGCCGACCTGAAGCACGACGCTATCGAAGATTTGAAGAAGGCGATTTGGTACATCCAGCGGGAGATCGACAAGAGAGAAAGGGTAGCCGAATGAGATCCGTAAACAACGATTGGGAAATGTTTATAGAACACGAAGCCAAGCTGTGGAGGCAGGAGCAGGAGCGGGAGAAGCACCAGCGGTACGGTGAGTGGACCTGCAAGGAGACAGAAGAAAATAAGAAGGATGCAACGGAGGAAGCCGTATTCAAGGATTGCCGGCTGATTAAATGGCCCAAAGGTAAATCTGTAAATCCAAAACGCAATCCGGTTGGGCACCCGATAAAGTTTTACGCGCGCATAACGCCAGCCGAAATGCAATCGCTTCGGCAAGACGCGATTGCCGTAGTGGAATCGTGGATCGAATTCGTTAAAAAACCGTATTCAGCGAAGTCGCCGTCGGGCCGGACGGTCAGCCAAGTCGAAGCAAGGTCTACTCGGGCTGGATTTCTCGCACTACTCAAGAAGACGCACAGGCGGCTGTCGACTGCTAAACCAAGCGACAACTACCGACTAGCGGACTTCGACGACGGTTTGTTGGATCGGCTGAGAACGGCTACGGAGAAAGAGGGGCATTCGTCGCCGCCCATCGCGATCGTGGAGCATCGTGAGAAAACTTATGTGGTGCTGACTGATCCTAGCGAAGGTAGTCTTGGCGGTCTTCATTTAGGAGAATAACAAAGATGGATATCACGGAAGATCAACGGCGGCCACCGGAGGACTCACCATGACGCATGACGTAGCAGGGCCGTCCGTTGCATCGGCTGGTTCGCCAGTTGTGCTGTCATACGGCGGCTGGCGGCAGACCGTTGCCATATGCGTTTTGATTGCTCGCGGAATCCTGCCGAAGCCCGATGTGATCGTCATGGCGGATACGGGCCGGGAAAACCCTTCGACTTGGGAATACCTTGAGCAGCACGCGGGGCCATTCATGCGGAAGCATGGAATGGAAATCGAAATCGCACCTCACTCGCTGGCGACAGTTGACCTCTACGCTGGCAATGGCGACCTCCTGCTCCCGGTGTTCACGGCTACCGGCAAACTGCGGACATATTGCTCCAACGAATGGAAGCGGCGGGTGGTGGAGCGATACCTCCGGTCGAAAGGCATCGACGGCGGAACCCAATGGATTGGTTTTGGATTCGACGAGAAGCGCCGTTGGACGGGGATGCACGGCAAGACGGAGGGGAAATGGACGAAGGTCTGCCCGCTTGTTGATCTCATGGTCAACACGGCGGCCTGCCTGAAGATCATCGAATCTGCGGGGCTTCCGCAGCCGCACCATTCGGCGTGCTGGATGTGTCCGCACAAGCGAAACGCTGAGTGGCGGCTAATCCGCGACCACTACCCGGCCGAG